TTCAACGTCGACGGCGGTGCGCGTCCTGCCACCATCATCGGCGCTGCTGACATTTATGTCAGCGACTTCGGCAACGTGAACGTGGTCCCCAACCGCTTCCAGCGCGAGCGTGACGCTTTCGTGATCGATCCCGATTACGCAAAGATGGTTGTTCTGCGTCCTTACCAACAAGTCGAACTCGCTAAGACCGGCGACGCTGAGAAGCGTATGCTGATCGTCGAGTGGGGCCTGAAGGTATCCGCAGAAAACGCACACGGTCTGGCTGCTGACCTGGTGACTTCCTAATCGGAGCAAAAGGGGCCAGGGAAACCTGGTCCCTTTTTTAACAACCTAAAAACATGACAAATTCAAAACTGTTTGACGTTAATAAGGATCTGGGGATCACCCGGACATGGCATTACGACGAAGAGAAGGACGAGGCGACGATCCAGACGCAGCAGGATGTCTCCGCGATTGTTGAAGAGAACAAGCAAGAATTTAATCAGGTGGATGAGCGCGCACGTTGGGGCGAATGGTCCCGCGTGGCGTCGATTCCGCTGAGTCTGTATTACCAGATGAAGGCCGAGGGTAAGCTCGAGGATGAGGCTTACATGAAGCGCTGGCTCAACGACCCCGAAAATCGCCACTTCCGCGTGCGGCCGGGGCAGGTATGAAGACGAACTACATCGCTGTCTGCACGCCTGCGCGTGATATGGTCCACACCATGTTCACCTATGACCTGGTCAACATGGTGTGCCACCACACGTTGAACACGAACGACGCTGTATCGCTCAAGATCAGCGAGGGAACGCTGATCGCTAACCAGCGCGCCGAGCTGTCGCTCGATGCAATGCGCGAAGGCTGCTCGCATCTACTGTTCGTGGATTCGGATATGCGCTTCCCGCAAGACATGATCTCGAGGCTGCTGGCGCATGATCTGGATATTGTGGCCGCCAACTGCGCCAGGCGCAGGATGCCCACCGGGCCGACGGCGCAGATCTACAAGGAAAACGGCGACCGCGAGCTGGTCTGGTCGATGCCAGAGAGCACCGGCCTGCAGGAGGTCGGCTCTGTCGGGATGGGCGTTATGCTCATCAAGGCCAACGTCTTCAAGGGTTTATCGGAGCCGTGGTACGAGACGCCCTGGCGCAGCGATAAGCGTGGCTACATTGGCGAGGACGTATTCTTCTGCAACAAGGCTCGGGCTGCTGGCTTTAAAATCTGGATAGATCACGATGTGTCCAAAGAGATCGGGCACGTCGGGACGTTTGAATTCAAGCACGAGCACACCTGGGTCATCAAGGATCTAGAGAAGGAAAAGGCGTCCTAATGGCACTGACAACGTACACGGAACTCAAGGCATCGGTGGCCGACTGGCTTAACCGTACCGATCTGACCAACGTCATTCCGGACTTTATCTCTCTGGCCGAGGCGCAGATTGAGCGCACGCTGCGCACCCGCCAGATGATCGTGCGCGCCACGGCCTCCATTGATACCGAGTACAGCGCGGTGCCGGCTGATTTTCTTGAGACCAAGTCGATCAAACTCAACACCAACCCGGTAACGGCACTGGTGTTTGAATCAATCGACGCACTTGATAGTCTTAAATCTACAACCTACATCTCGCCAGGCCGTCCCGGATACTTCGGCATTGTCGGCGGCCAGATCCGTGTGCTGCCGGTGCCTGATAGCACCTACACCGCCGAGCTGATTTATTACGCCAAGCTGTCTAAGTTGTCGTCATCAGTGGCGACTAATTGGCTTTTAACGCAAGCGCCAGATGTGTATCTTTATGGCTCGCTGATGCAGGCTGCGCCTTATCTCAAGGATGATTCGCGGGTGCCAGTATGGGCGGCCATTTACACCCGCGGCCTTGAGGAGCTGCAGATTGCTGATGACCGCGGTGCGACATCTGGTGGCTCCATAATGATGCGGGCCAGGTCTTTCGGATAAGGAGTTTTTCAAATGTCATCGTTTACCGACTACACCGAGAACCTGGTTCTCAATTTTCTTCTAACAACCAACACGGCCACCCGCCCCACCGCGTGGTATATAGGATTGTTCACGGCTGCCCCGTCTGATACGGGTGGCGGCACTGAGGTCTCTGGCAACGGGTACGCCCGTGTTGCTACTGGCACGATCAGTGTGTCTGGCACCTCGCCCACAAACGCAACAAACGCAGCGGCCATTGAATTCGCCGCGGCCTCTGGTGGCAATTGGGGGTCCATTGGCTGGGCTGCGATTTTTGACGCTTCTACCAGCGGGAATATGCTGGCCTGGGCGGCTCTGTCGACTGCGCGCACCATCAACGACGGCGACGTGCTGCGCATCCCCGCCGGCGACCTGGACGTCACTTTGACGTAATCCAGCATGGCTGCATACGGCGTAGGAGCATACGGCGCTGGTCAATATTCAGATCCTCGGGTCGGGTATGGCTACGGCTCCTACGGTGTAGGGAACTATTCCCGCGGCTCATTCGAGCCTGCCTTAACGATTGCGGCCACATCGGCTGCGACGGTTTCGGCTGTACGTTACGTCACCACCGCAGTGTCGATCGCGGCCTCGTCAGCGGCGTCTGTTTCTGCCACCGCGGTGCGCAGTGCCTCGTTTAGCGTCTCCGCATCGTCTTCTGTTTCTGTTGCAGCGCAGCGCGTTACCTTTGCAGCGGCTGCCGTGGCGGCGGCGTCGTCGGTCAGCGTTTCCGCGGTGCGGTACGCCATTGGAGCCTTTACGGCGGCCAGCTCGTCGGCGACCAGCATTTCCGCGGTGCGGTACGCCATTGCTTCGTTTGCTGCTAACGACGAAAGCGCAATGTCGGTGGCGGCGATTCGGGTGCCGCTGGTCAGTATCCTGATTGAGGCATGGGCTGACATGACGGTCAGCACCAGCGTGATCGTGAACCAGGCGGTCACGATTAACGCCGAGTCGGCCGTCTTTATTAGCGGGATTCGAATCCATCCCGGTGCAATCTTGTTTGCATCTAGTTCTGGCATGGATGTCAATGGTGTTCTAAAATGGGTGCCAGAATCTGATACATCGGAAACATGGACTAGCATCCCAGACACAGGCGAGGTCTGGACTGCGGCTTCCGACGCATCAACGAGCTGGACTGCGCAAGGCGACACGTCCGAGTCTTGGACCCCAATTTCTGTAAATTCTGAAACGTGGCAAATCGCCGCATGAGGTGCTAAATGGCCGATACGACTACCACCAACCTATTGCTGACTAAGCCCGAGGTCGGCGCCAGCACGGATACCTGGGGCACCAAGGTCAATACTGATCTGGACACCATCGACGCAATCTTCGCTGCTGCAGGTAGCGGCACAAGTGTCGGCATGAACGTCGGCAGCGGTAAGACGATTACGGTGGCCGGCACGATGGCGCTGACCGGCAACATTACTGCCAACGGAGCAACAATCAGCCCGACGGAGCTGGGCTATCTTGACGGGGCCACTTCTGCTGTTGCAGTTAAGGCGACGGCCCAGTCCTTCACCGCTGCCCAGCGCGGTGCTGTGTCGGCCCTGACGGACGGCGCAACGATCACGCCTGATTTTTCGCTTGCCAACAACTACAGCGTGACCCTCGGCGGTAACCGCACACTAGCGAACCCAACAAACATTACTGCAGGACAGCACGGTGTAATTGTGATTACACAAGACGGCACCGGCTCGCGCACTTTGGCTTACGGCAGCTATTACAAATTCCCTGCCGGGACTGCGCCCACGTTGACCACTACGGCTGCGGCAGTTGATGTGCTTGCCTACTACGTTGAAAGCTCCACCCGCATCACCGCTCGCCTGATCGGAGATACCAAGTGAGCGCCATGATCGGCAACCCGCTGCTGCTGCCTACGGAGGGATATGAGATTAGCCGCTCGGTGCGGCTGAGGTCTAGTGCAAGTGCGTATCTGAATCGGACGCCGGGGAGTGCTACTAACCGACAAACGTGGACTTGGAGTGGGTGGTGTAAGGTTGGTACGATCAGCGTGGCTCGGGCACTTTTTAGTGCTGGCGCTGATGGTAGCAATTACACCTCCATTGATTGGCGTGCTGACAACCGGATTCAACTGTACTCAAACGCTGCGGGTAGCGTTGTCGGTAGTATCGTTTGGGACCCGATGGTTTTCCGTGATCCAACCGCTTGGTATCACATTGTCATTGTTTGTGACACCACAAACGCAACGCAAACCAGCCGATTTAGGTTTTACGTGAATGGTGTGCAGTTCACCACTATTTCAGGAACAGGTGGCGAGAATACTTGGCCCGTTCAAAACGCAAACACCAATATTAATAACACGGTGGCGCATAGTTTGGGGCGCAAACAACATGGTGCCAACGAATACCTCGACGGCTACCTCACCGAGGTCAACTTCATTGACGGTCAAGCCCTGACGCCCAGCAGCTTCGGCGAAACCGACGCCATCACCGGCGTGTGGAAACCCAAGAAGTACACCGGCACCTACGGCACGAACGGCTTTTACCTGAACTTCAGCGACACCTCT